TGGCCTGGTTGGTTGGGTTGCTGACCCGGGCCATGTCGACGATCAGGCCTTCTGCATCTGGGGTGCAGTGAACAAAGGAGACGGTCATGGGTTGAAGGTGATGTTCCGGTACTGGCTGTGCAGGGCGAGGTCTCGCCTGTCGGTGATGCTGTCCCTGGTGTGGACGATGGCCTTGTCGGGGAGCAGTACCTCGGCCGTGTACCAGCCTTTGCCGCAGGCCTTGCATTTGCGTCGCCTGATCTTGGCCTTTTTCGGAACAGTGCGAGTCATGACGACCCGGTTGACGGGGCAGTCGCAGTGTGGGCAGTTCATCTGTGGTGGCTAGGACCCGAAGTAATGGGACATGGGGACGACCAGTCGCCCTGTCAGCTGGTCGTAGAGGAGCTTGTCGCAGGGGCCTGTCTGCCCGGAGAACCGGTTCTTCAGGACCCGAAGCTGTAGCTCGTTGCGCTCAGCGACGTCGCCTTGCTGGTTGCGCTCAGCGCCAATGACCATGTCACTGAGCTGGGCGATGGCATGGCTGCCTCTGAGCTGGGAGAGGGAGGTCTGGGCCCCCTCCTCATGGCCGCGGCCCTCCGGCCGCTTGAGGTGGGATACCAGGATCAGGCCAATGCCGGTCTGTTCCACCACCTGGCGGAGCTTGGTGCAGGTGACGTCGATGGCTCGCCGTTCGTCAAGGTCCGCCAAGCCACTGATCACGATGGTGAGGTGATCAAGGACGACGAGGTCAGCCTGCTCTGCATCGGCCAGGTACCTGATTTTGTTGATCAGGTGATCGGGATCCATCGATCCGAAGTGGTCGTACAGGTAGCAGCGGCCGGAGCCGAACACCCGATCGAAGCCATCACGGAGCTCCTCCTCGCTGGCGAGAGAGGGATCCAGGTGGATGGGCTTGCCGAGCTCGATGCCAACAATGCCCTGCATGGTGCGCTTGACGCTCTCCTCGAGGGCGATGTAGCCCACCCTGAGGCCCTGCCGTAGGAAGTGGTGAGCCACCTCCCGGCAGACGGACGACTTACCCACGCCAGAGCCAGCGCAGATGGTCGTCATCTCACCCTTGCGGAAGCCATGGGTCATGGCATTTAGCTGTGGCCAGGGGTACTGACAGACCGAGGAGGCCCCCGGTTTGATCAGTTCCTCCCACAGCTCGCTGGCATTGACGATGCCGTCAGGCCTGGATGGCGTGGCCTTCCAGAGAAGGTCGCGCAGCTGCTCACCTTCGCCGGCCAGCAGCATGTCATTGGCGTCCTTGCGAGGCAGCCGGCAGATGGCCACCTTGCCCAAGGGCAGGACGGTCAGTGCCTCGTTGGCTGCCTTCTCGCCCGGGTCGTCGCTGTCGAAACACAGCACGATCCGCTGGAACTGTGACAGCCAGGGTGCGTTGGCAGCCAGGTACTTCTTGGCTGACTGCGCACCATTGGGCAGGGATACCACTGGGTAGCGGTTGCCCTGCACCTGGCTGACCGACATGGCATCGATCTCACCTTCGGTGACGACAACGAAGGCGCCGCCACTGCCGCCAATCCCTTGGCGCCAGAGGTGCTGCCCCCACAGCTGCATGTTGCTGGTGTCGCCCAGCCAGCGGAACCGCTTGTCTGGACTGCGCACATGCTGCGCAACCACCTTGCCTTGCTGGTCCCTGTAGGCAGCGATCTGGACCGGCTGCCCGTTGTGACTGGAGCAGCCATAGCCGAACAGCTTGCACGTCTCCTCGAGGATCCCTCGCTTGCCGAGTGGCTTGATGTTGACGAACTCGATCAGTGGTGTGGTGGGTGGTGGCATTGGCTCGATGGGGCGGAGCTTCTCACCCTTGGGTGGTTGCTCTTGGTAGCCACAGCCAAAGCAGGTGGCGTGACCGTCGTCGTATCTGGCCAGGTTGTTCTTGCTGTTGCACTGAGGACAGGCCTCATGCTTCAGGAACTTGGACGGCATGGGCGTACCAGGTGGTGGGGATGTGGCCTTCGCACCAGAGAAAGCCGTGTCGCTCTGCCCACTGCCAGTAGGCCAGGGCGCCAGGTCGACGGGAAAGCTTGGCGTCAGCCCGCATGAAGCAGAACCTGATGTCCTTGTCAGGGTGCGCTGCCTTGACGGCGATCATCTTGCGTCTGTCTTCAGGCGTCAGCAGGCCCTTGGTCTCCACCATCACCCCATTGGGGAGGATGAAGTCAGGGGTGTAGCTGGCGTGGATGACGTAGGGCAGGGCCTGGGTTTCGTAGTCGTAGTCCAGGCCCCGTAGTTCAAGGCCAGCGGCGACGCCAGCCTCAAACATGGATCGGAACTCAGAAGTCCGAGTCGATCTCCGGGATGCTGCTCGAGCTGTCGAACGGCGTGGCTTCAGCGGAGCTGGTCCAGCCGTCGCTTTCCTCGAACCCGAAGCTCTCGGCATTACCACCACCCTCAATCAGGCTGATGATCTGGACAGCCTTGAGCCTGAGGGTAATGCCAGCACCCAGGGCTGCTTGGTAAAAGGGGCAGGCCTCAAAGGACACGCGGCCAACGGTGCCGCCCCACATGCCACGCAGGCTTTCGCGGTCACGGACAGGCTGACCCTTGGCGTCGAACAGGGCAGGCGCCGCAGTCCAGGCACGACCGTCGCGGTCAACACCCTTGGCCTTCATCTTGGGTTTGACCAAGAAGCAAGGCTTGCCGTCCACCTCCTCGAACCCAAAGGGCGGTTGCACCAGTTTCCAGTCCTTCTTGCCTGGGTCCTGTGCCTTGAGCGATGCCTTGTGCCGGTTGAGCAGGTCATCAAGGGCATCGGAGATGACGGCCGCATCCGCTGCATCGATCGCAGCTGTCACCTTGTAGACACCCTCAGGGTTGAACTTGGTTTCAGGTTCGATCAGCTTCGGATATTGGAAGCGAGCGATGGGGGTGGTCAGTTTGATCTTGTCGATGAAGGTGTAGTTCATGTTCAGGTGATGAAGTACGTCGCGTTGCGAACGGTGTTGATGTCCAGCCCACCAGAGGCTGGGAGTTTGGGCAGGCCCTGGCGCAGGTCCTCTGGGATCTGCGCCAGGAGCTCCGAGGCTATGGCAGTGAGCCAGTCTTCGGAGTACATGGAGGCAAAGGCGTTGCGAACTGAATCGCGAACCTGCCCCATCTCAGCGGGCGTCGTGGCAAAGCAGTCGTGGATCCCGCCGAGGTTGGTCACCCCATTGGCAAAGGCGTCGATGGTCGACAGTGCCATGTGGCTGGCATCCATGGAGTGGATGACGTTGGGGCTGAGACCATTGCCCATGCGCATGGCACTCAACCCATTGGGCTGGTGGTTGGAGCGGAAGGTCATCCGCACCGGTGACAGGTGGTGCAGCACGATCTGCACCCCTCTCATGTCCACGTAGGACTGGTTGACCAGCAGCCCTGACGGCGACGTCCACTGAAGGGGGATGTCGTGTTCGCCAGCCAGCTTGCCCAGTCTTTTGAACCAGTGCATGGCGTGCTTGGCAGGGCCGATGATCTTGGCCGTCTCCCGGCTGAGGATGGTGGTCATGTAGTGCATGGCGGCGATGGCGCCACGCTTGAAGCACCACCCGTCGGTGCCGTAGAGCTCGAGCGTCCGCTCGAATGCCCATCGCTGACAGTGCTGGAAGATCGCCTGCCTGGTGGCAGAGTACGGCGTGGTCATGACCACTGCCTTGGTCAGCGACCTGTCGGGCTGCAACTCCAGCCATGACTTGGCGTGCATCCGATCGGCTTGATCGCCGTTCATCGCATCGCCACGCACCCGGTCAAGGACAGCAGCAAGGACACGGGAGTAGATGTCCTGCGGCTTCTCGCTTGGCATCAGGTTCACCAGCTCAGCCATGTGCTCGTTGCGGAGCAGGGCCGAATAGTGCTGGATGCCAGAGCAGGTGCAGTCCAGAACGACAGGCAGCTGACACACGAAGTGGTGCCGATGCGTGACGTACTGGTAGGCAGCACGACAGAAGGCAAGGAACTGCCAGGGGTCGTCGGCCTTGGCCCAGAACTCCGCATGCTGCCAAGGGTCCATGCCTGATCGGCAGATGGCCTCCTTGTTCTGGTGAGCCCAAGCAAGGCGGGCCGACCAGCTGAGCTTGCCATGACCGTAGAGGTTGGCGCCATGCACCCACAGCCATTCGGCCTGGTGCTCATCGGTGATCGGCCTGCCGTTGCTGAACTGCAACAGTGACCGGCCGATGTCGTTGGCCTGCGGATTGAGGAACGGGGGTCGGTAGTAATACCTACCCCTGAAGTCCAGCTGCATTGGGAAGTACAGCTCCGGCTCATCGACCAGGCGTCGTGCAATCCACAGCTGTTTGGCTGTGGCGATGCGTCGGTTCCTGGTCTTGTCGTTCTTCTCGTGGATCTGGCGGGCGTTGAACTTCCATTGGGTCACGTCAGGGTGATCCTCTGGCAGGTGCTTGGGGTAGGGCGGCACAGCCCACCCTTCCCGGGGCATGAGGTTGCCGATGGCAATGCTCTTGTCCCATGCGTGCTCAACCTGCTCGAGCATCCAGCTGTTGATCTGCCATGCCACCCCCTGCTGCAGGTTGGCTGCCTGGATGAAGGGCTCATCACCCTTGCAGTGCTGCGCCACCAGCTCTGCCCCATCCTTCAGCAGCCAGTTGTTGGGGATGTCCGTCAGGTACCCACCCTCAAGCGGTGAGGACCAGGGCCGCGGCGTCACGACCATTGGCAGGGAGAAGGGGCACAGCAGCATGCCTGCCTCATGCACCTTGCTGACAAAAGCAAGGCACTCAGGCGTGGCACGCACCATGTAGGGGGTACGCATGCCGACCCGCTCTTGCCTGACCTTGATTAGCCCGGTCTCGCTGGCCACCAGGCACACGAGGAACGCACCGGTGGCAGCACGTTCCTTGGGTGACCACTGCTCAGTGCCACGCATCCCGTTGATGTCGCGCACCTTTTGCTTGAAGCGACCACGCACACGCTTGTGGTTCTGCCTCTCCCACCTGCTGGCCCTGGCCAGCATCGTCTCAACCCACAGCTTGTCGGCCACCTCATGCGCAAGGGCAGAGAGGCGACACGTCGAGCTGATCTGGTCGACGACCACACGCAGGGCACAGGCAGCGATCTTGTGCGGCGCCATCTGGGTCAAGGGACCCAGGCCGGCGTAGTTGGTACCGGCCTGGCCTTCCTTGATCCGCTTGCGATGGTGCCTGATTGCTTGGGTCAATCGTTCAACGCCAAGCTGAACAAGCGTGTCCCCGTAGTCAGATAGGGATTCCATGCGCAATAGCTTGCGCCGGTTGCCCATCAGCTGACGACGGTCGGCGCCAAGCTGGAACATCTCACGCTCCAGCTCAATCTGATCCTGTTCAGACCGCACGTTTCCAGGCAGCATTCCAACCAAGGCGGATCAATGCAGTAGCTGGCTCGCTGAACTTATCGGGGAACGACGCAGTCCACTTCTCGAACGCAGCATCACGAGTGATGTCGGGATCGGGCAGTGCTGGCGGGGTTTCTGGCAGGTAGGTCCAGTGCGTCACGCCCTCTAGGTAGGGCGCCTGCCAATAGCCGGCGAACCAGCCATGGCTTGGCTTGTAGTACAACACATAGCCCTTGCTGTCGCTGTCCTCCTTGGTTGGAGGTACGGCCTTCAGGCTGTAAACATTCTCAGCTGGCTTAGATGACTGGGCCATTTTGTTTTCCGATGACGGTGATTGTTGTTGCAGATGGGTGACGGTTGCGGGCAAACTTGCGGGCCTGCCCATGGTTCATCGCCCGGAGCCATTCCTTCATTGGCCTCGAAGATCCAAAGCCAATGTGCACTTCCCAAAGGGAGGCGGCTGCCTTGCTTGTGCGACTGACGCCTTCGCCCAGGTTGGGGGCCTGGTCGTCAGCCCAGTGCAGGGTGAACTTGCGATCGATCCCCCTTCTCACCAGCCCCGCTCCTGGTACTTCTGGTGCAGCCCGGTGTAGGTGCCCTTCAGTGGGTGCCCATTGGGCAGGTGCTTGCGTCCATCGAGGAAGTACAGGCGCTCGAGACGGGCCATGCGCGCCTCGTCATCCTCTCTCCACTCAGGTTGGTAAGTCATGGCAAAACCTCAAGTTTCGGCATCGGCAGCGCCCAGTGGGGGAGCCAGTGAGTCCAGCAAAGAAGCCAAGGTCGGTGCTTGCTCAAAAGCCACATGTCGTCGTCGTCATCCCACCACCAGCAGTACCCATCCCCATCGCAATCCTCCGGCCCAGGCAGGCGCTCATCCACTGGCACCGGCTCAATGGCGGGGCGGCCCCAGCGGGCTAAGACGGCGCGGGCGAAACAGTGCTGCTGCGTTTGCCACGGTCCTTGGTCCTGTCCAGCCGCCCAGCTCCATAGATCCCTGATCTCCTCATCCGTCGGCCCCTGCGGCTTGGGCTGGGCTAGAGCGGCCCACTCTTTCAGTCGCAGTGCAACATCAGCGGCGGAGTGCCCGTCCCATGGGCGGGCCTTCTCCAGCTCCACAGCGCCTGTTGCACGCGCAGCCGGATAAAGCTCGGCGGGTAGGTGATAGGTCACGCTGTTGCCGCCAGGTGGTTCGATGCCAATAATGAACCAGTCGTTGCCACCAAAGCAGCGCTCACCATCTGAGTGG